NCCTATGGGTTGGTCTACATAGGTGTGTCGGGAGCGACACGTATAGACCATTTCAGTAGTTCCGCGCTAAAAGCGACTCCTTTGGAATCGGTGATTTGCCGATTACATGGAGGCTCCCTGGAGGGATTGCCTATCTGAAAGATAAGATGGCTGCTGCACAGCCGTGGGCGAAACGTTTGCGTTTACAACGCGTAGGAGAGGTCCTAACAAACAACCTCTAACGTGGTCCAGGTGGTGACACTCTCCATTCCGTCAAGGACGAAGCTCGTCCGTGAAACGAGTGACTCGCACCCTGAATGAGAAGAGAGAATAACGGATGCTTCTGGTAGTTGTGGAGTAGTGACCCTAGAAACTAATCCCCAGAAGACCTCTCGCTCATGGATGCCGGACCAGGTCCACACCTAGTTTAGGTGTTTTGATGGTAAAAGAAACACCGCAGACTCTGTCTTGACATGACCGGTTGACCCCGTACGAGGTCCGACTTATAATGTCTAAACAAAGCCAACCCCAGTGGAAGCCTGGTACTCTTCCAAGGAATGAGCGTCGCCAAAAACGCTCCGGTATGCCTCGGGAACCTTGCTCGCGGTCTTGGATCTGCTCTTGTGGATTCAAGTGTAGTGAGGGTATCCGGTACTGGTTCGACGACATGTGGCATTGCCCATGTTGTAAGAACAGACACCTGGAACTCCTCCGTGAAACGGAGGACCAGGAATTCGAGGATGTCTTCCCCGGTTTGTGGAAGCCAGCATCCCAGCTGAATCCGTCCGCGGACGAATTCAAGCCTGCTGTGAAGGCTACCCTTAGATCCGAACCTCGGTTCAGATCTATCTCGGATTGCATTGCCGAGACTAAACGCCGCAATGCTGGACAATCCAGTCGCGAGGATGGTGGTCTCCGCGCTGTTCGAATGTTTTGTTCGAGACAGTTGCGCTACTATGCCGTCGACGATGTCATCGCCGGCCGTAACGGTATTCGCACCCAAGCCATCTTGGACGCGAAAACCCAGCGGGGAACCCCCGAATCACGCCGCCAAGAGTGCCTACGTGCACCCAAGGTTGTCGTGGTCGGTTGGTATAACCGTCATCTCCTCCGTCCTGCCTTGGCTGGAAAGACGAAGGAACAACGGGCCGCTGCCTGGAACCGCATCGAGACTGATGTGTTGAAAGGCAAGCCTAAACAAACTGGCCGTGTTACGGTTAGCGAACACCCAACTGCTGTCAGCTGGCCTGATAGCAAATCGCTCAAAGAAAAGAAGAGCGCCCTGGAAGCAAACGCCGTATACGAGCCCGGCATCAAGCCGGGTCGAAAGAATGTGGCAAGGTCGATTAGTCATGCGTTGGAACTGAACCCGGCTAATGAGAAGAAACGGCAATCCGGTAACATCGCCGTTGCGATGTTTGATTATCACAATGCCCGTAAAGAACTTGCCCGTTTGGAGAACCGCACTCTCAGGAGTGAAATGACCAGGTCAACGAATTGGATTTGGTCCCATTCACCTTCTAGCATTCAGGATGCTTTGAATCTTACTGCCATAAAAGATAAGATGGCCTTCACTCGACTACATGGTTATGTGATGGCGAATGTGGCAGAAGGATTCGAAGAATTCAAGACGAGATTGAGGACTGTTCGTTCCTCCATCGGGAAGCTTGGAGGGGAATCCATCCGCGAGGGGCACATGCCTTTCTTTAACCCACCTTCCTTCAAGGATGCCAACAAGCGACTAGCATCCAAGAAAACTTCTTTTAAGTCGCATGACATCAAGGCTGGTGCACGCCACAAGGTGCACAAAATTTTAATTAATTAATGCCGTGGGACGATTCAGATCACCGCAATCTTGCTGGTTGGTCCCCAGGCTTCGGACCAAGCAAGAATGAGGGTTGGGCTTGGTCTTCCGCCAATTGGGAAGGATGGAGACGCGCGACACGCCTGTACAATGACAAATGTCGAGATTATGATCGATTGAAATCTCGTACCGACGGGGGACTCTCGTCACTCAGGCGTGACAAGAGCGTTGCTGAACAACGTGCTCAAACAGCTGACGCTGAACGTATGGAGGCCGAAAAGAGGTGGGCCGAGCTTGAAGCTAAAGTGAAAGTCCTGGAGGATAGCTTCAAACCTCTTGATTCCGGCCGGAAGTCACTAGAGCATCGTGTTGCTGAGCTGCTTGCCGAGATCCAGACTCTGGAGCAAGCGGTCTCAAAATACGAATCCGCCCATGAAAAGAATGAGGCATTAATAAAACAGCTGGAAGCGGAAAGGGAAGTGTTACTCGAATTGAACAAGATGATTGAGGAGCACAATCGCGATCTCAGATGGGACAACGGTGTACTTCGGTACAGGTTGAAACATCCGGAGGAGGGACCCTATGAAGTTAAAGGGACCCCACTGGCACCGTCCAGTATAACAACCGCACGGGTATCTGGGGGCCTCATATGGCAAGAAATTCCTTGTTATCCAAGCCCAGCCAACCATCTTTGCTGGATCATTGACAACTTCAAGATCTGCTTCCCGGATGACGGCAAATGGATCTACGGCCAAGGGCTCTCTTGGTCGCGGTATGATTCACAAGATGGAGCACGAACTTCTCTATTGTTCAACAGACAACATAAGAGATTCTGGGATGAATCCTCTGAAGGTGTAGAAACGGGTTTGCGTCTCACACGTGAAGGTTTCATGAAACTTTGGAAACAGAAAAGTCAGAAATGGCAAGATCGTCTTGCCCGATCAATAGGCATTTCGACCCGGTCTGTCGAGGAGTTGGTCAGAGTCACTCGCGTTGACGAGACCAAACCTCATTTGACCCCTATGTCGGAAGCACAGCCAACTAAGGAGCAATACTTAGAGGCTGCCAGAGGCATCGATGTTGTTGACGAACCTGGCGACCTTGAATTGCCTGAGGAGGAGGTTCCGGTGAAAGAAGGTGAGTGTTACCTTTACGACTTTAAGCCTTCGTTCCGAACCGAGTTCATCAGACCAACAAAACCGTCTCCCACCGAGTTAATTGGCATGTTGACAGTGACTAATGTCACGAGAGACAGCCTTGACATAACCAGAGAGGCAGGGTTGGTCCACTGTGAACCCGGCGATAACTACACCGGTTACCACCAAATCGTGGCAAGACTTCGTGAGTGCGAGGGCATTTCCGAAGAGCCATGCGTTGTTGGCGCACGATCCAACAAAGTCGAGGATTACGTTGGGGCTGCTGGTACATTCCTGACGAATCCTAAGTGGTTAAAGAATGGGTTGAGAATTGCTGGCAGGGCGTTCAATCCCAGGTTTGTCCTGAAACTAATACTGCACAACAACTCAATTCCGAGGTCAGTTGTACAAGCCGATGATGAATACATTTGCCCATTTGATAATGTCTCATCATTGCCTGGACGTTCTGACCAATGGGTTTCAGGATATGAAGTGACACGATTGCGGCATCCTGAGGAGATGCCCAAACTCAGGAAGGTGACAAATTCAGGAATTCATGGATTGCCGGGTGATTTTCTCCAGAATTACCCACGCATTCCCGATCATGATTTTAAACGCCTTCGTGATGTTTGGTACGACGCACTCGGTGTGCTGATGCGCTTGGAATTCGGCCCGAATGATTCACCAGTCCTTAATATCACGGCGAACGCGGACTGGGAACGATCAGAAACAACAGTGAATTTTGTCACTGTACCGGCCGGTAAATGCGTCGCTACTCCCCGCAAGGATGGTGGTTTCAACATCACGTTGCCTTGCCGGGGTATTGCGTCGCGTAGCATCAGACTTCTTCCCCTGATGGTAAGACTGCCTAACCGTTTCAAAGCAGTGGCGTTGCTCAACGGACGTAAGGCAGATTATGACAATTTTGGTTGGCCAGTGTTCAATCCGGTCATCCCTCTACCGCAAATGGATTCCTTCTACGTCGAGGGTGTAGCGGCCGGTCGTTCAATGTATCCTCCGGGATTTTTGGTCGGTCGTTACGATACCATCGATTTCCTCGTACACACCGCTACCGTGTACGGGGCCGAGGAAGCATTCCTCTTGCAGTTCACCCACCATGTTCGAATTTACCCGCCCCCCCGTTTTGGCAGGGAAACAGCTTTCGGCTCATGGTGTAGGAATTACAAGTTCAAATCAGAGCGGTTCTGGTATGATGCCGATTGGGTGCTCAAAGTTCACGAGACTAACCACGATTTTGACAGGCTTATCGAAATAACCAAAGCCTGTAGACGCAACCCGCCTGAAGAAAATTTAAAACGAAAGCTGGAACAGACCGCTGGAATCATCACGGACCAATGGAGGCAATGGGTGAGCTTCGCTGCGCTCGTCTCCGCTCTGATTCCAGTGTATTTCACGCTTCTTGTGCCGTATTATTATCAATTGGTCCTTGGCGAGGACCCAGGAGATCTCATCTTCCTGCCGCCACACTTGTGGCTGGTTTGGGGATATTTCCTATACGGAAAAGCGTGTGAAATCAACGTTTCATTGTTATTCTTCAAGTTGGATGCAGGAAAGAAAGAGCTCGTTCACTCGAGTGAAGAATTTTCAAAGGATCCCGCAAATACACTTCTGATCCCGACTATGGGCACCAGAGGGGATCATGTCCCACCTCGGTTCTTCGGCAATATGGCAACGCTGGCGGGCGTCAAAACCCACCTTCTTAAGTTGCAAACAGCGTCATACGCTGACCTAGAGAATCTGAAGCAGGGCAAATTACATTCTTTGCTTCCGGGTTACCTCCAGAACAATTACTCAGTCCTGCGTGGTTACAAGGCCGTATTAACTCCTCATGTGGAGTTGGACATGCCGAATGCCACGTCGTACACTCTTGCGCCACAGCGGACGTACATCAATCAGATTCGTTACTTGACTGATGCACACAAAGAAAATGCCGCATGGTACAATCGCTGGGTAACATGGTTCGCGGAGGAACTCGCCGAATCTTTCTGGCCCGATTGGCAAGTTGGTTGCCTCAAAGGTTGCAACTTGCCAAGGTCCGCCGATGGAGTTTCCCTGCTCCAAAAACGCACAAACCTTAAAACAGGGAAAATTGGATGGCTCCATGGTTCTGCTGACCCAGAGGTCGTACCGCGGAACATAAGGGATAAATACCCGAAAGTTCCCGCAGGCGACCATAATGAGATCTTCCGGCATTTCGACAAAATTTACATGCCAGGAGGAGCCGGAGCCGTCCAAACTGCAATAGCTTGTGGATGTGAGGTAGTGGTCACGGATGTGAATCTTGATCGTGACTATCACACTATGCCTACACAAAAGGATTTCCATCAACCGAGTGTGTTACCCTTCTTCGCCTGGCTCTGGCAGCAAGGCTTCGAGGTCAACATACCCAAAACCCTTTTGTTGGTGGGCTGCGCCCAATTTCACTGGAGCATCCGCTACAAGCATTTATCTTTTCTAGCAGATTTTGTAATTAGAACAGGCCTATTTTGGTGGTACGGTTGTTTGAACCTATTGCCTTTCATGGCCATCTTCCTCATGATGCCGCGATTTGTCAAGAAATACGCGATTGGGGCTGCATGGCTGACAAAACCAGGTATGATTCTGATACGAGGTCTCTGGAAATTTCCCATATTCATGGTGACCCCTAGATGGATGCTACCATTCTGTTGCACAATGGCAATGTACAACTGGTGGTGGCCGCTTTCACAAGATGGATTGAATTGGGCTTCTGGCAGGTACGAACTCGTCTTTGAACCTGTTACAAGAGGAAAATTCACCTTCATTTATCCGTTTGGACATTGGTGCCTCCGGGACACCAATTCCATGATCGTTTATGAAGGAAGGTTCGTTAATCAAGACGCGACTTCCGTCGGTGATCTCTTTAAATTGACGAAATCCAGACGACCCCTGAAAGCGGGGCATACAGTCCATTTGGTTCCGTTCCACGTCCAAAAACTCCTAGACTCAATGGATGACAAGGCACAACCGTACTCGGCCAGTCATAATTGCACCACGGTGATACTGGAGTCAATAATGTATCGCAGTGTCATAGGATTTTTGTTCGCATACGGAATATCGTGGGCCGTGTATATGGTGCTACGACCACCCCAATTCGCCGCAACATGTTATCAATGGGCTTTCCCCGAACGGACATGGGATAAGTCAAAGATGTACCAAGCCTTGGGTTTCGCAGCAGGCGGTACTATCCCCATGGAACATGTGGACAATGAATTGGAGGTGCTGACGGTTTCGCCACCGCCAGAAGATGAAATAAGCCGGCAGCCAAAAGTGAACATCCCTCCTCCGCCTAATGACGAGGAGGTTGCGATGATGACGCCTTTGCCAGCTGAAACGATGGAAAAGGTTTTTCACGACGCGTCGAGAACACCTCTCCCTGGCGAAAATGATGATGAAATGCTCATGCGCGCTTCGAGCATTCATCTGCCGAAACAAACAGAAGAAGAAGTAGCTGATCTTCTTGAACCAGAACAGTTAGCCACTGTCTGGCGCCCTGAGCCTGTCGAGGTGTGTCCCGAACAAGTTGGATTGGCACCTGAGCAGAGGAAGGACGAAGCTATTTCAGAATGGTGGATGAGTGACGACTCAGTGAAATGTGTAGAAAACGATGTTCTCTATATGTTGTCATTCCTCCATGGTACAAACATCCCTGAAGACATCAGGCTGGAACTGGTGGAACTTGTCTATGCGCAAATTACAGAGGACGAGGAACACCGTATACCAGAACCACCAGGGACCAAAATCCTAGACATGCCGGATTGGAGACCAGGAAATTGGGCCAAACTGATTGACGAAACACACCGCGTTTTGTCTCAGTTTTCCAACTACGCCCCACGTATCCTGAACGAAATGACGACATGGTTGAGAGGATTGGCTAATAACTTGTACAGGGTTTGCGAACCCATTCTGGAACTTTTGCTGCGAGCCATGCGTGCAGCGATCACCGTCAGTCAACGTGCTGCACGTTCAGTCTACCAGTGTATGTGTCACTGGCTGGATGTGATGTACGGAGGTTCCGCACCAAAACGGATCAAGACCGTCTGGGGCCTAACGGGCATGATCGCATCCGGGATGACATCCCAGAAGGCACGCCTCGCACAAACGATAACGATGATGGAATACCGTGGACGCGGGAATTTCCTTGATGATTACGAGAACTTCGTTTCAGGCATCAAGGTTCCTGCCGCCGGAAAAGACGGTGTCAATACCATCGGAGGAGCACAGCGTCGACCGATCAAGTATTCTCAGCCTGTGATGTCTCACCAAGCCGCCGCAATCTGTGGCTTCAAGGAGGGTGAGTACATCGTGGATGACGAGTACCAGAAGAGGATCGACGAATATCTTGCGGAAGGGATCCCGCAGGCAGTGGATGGTGTGCTCTTCGGAGACAAGAATCCCGACAGGATCGCACGTTCCATAGACCGTTATGAAAATGAATACCCAGACACACCGCCCGAAGATAAAGCACTAGTGCTTGAATCTGCCGACGCGATGTGTGATCAGTGGCCGGAAGTGTTTCTCAATCGCGACATCATGCTACCAAAGGGTGTCGAGCTATATGTTAAGGAGAAATATTCGGCAGGTGTTCCTTTCATTTCTTCTGCTTATAAGTCAAGGCAAGCATTGAAGAAAGCCGGCGTTATGGATGTGATCCGACAAAAAGCATTGGACGCAATCAAGAATGGCGTGTACCCTACCCAATTCTACCACGCGTTCGCTAAGTCACAGGCTGTAGATGGAACTGCACTACTACCTCCAAAACTGAAGGACTTACGAACGGTGGTATCTCAGGACATCTCTAGTTACTTCGTGGATCAGATTTTCCAAATCGAAGCGAACAAGAGAATAACCTGGGAAACGTACGGTGCAGGTTCAGGTATGCCATTGTCACAGGCCATGGCTCGCATCTGGGATGAACTACACGACTTACGTCTCCGCGAAGGAGGCCAGTTCATCATAGCAGATGCCAAGGCATATGACAGCAAGTGCAAGCCTGCCCTCTTCCTCGGAGCAGGGAGATTGGTCGAACGTCGGTTCGCTAATCATCCTTCCGGTAAAGGTGCGCATTTCACGAAAGTGATCCAGTGCAAATACCAGGCCATGCAGGACGCATGGGTTATGGGTATAACGGAGCCTACTTATGACAACCTTGTTTTCCATGTACCTGATAATGAGGCGCGACACGAGCTACAGAAGGCTTATCCAAAGCACTTCATCTCATTCAGGGAATTATTGGATCACAACATGACTTCGTTATCAACATGGAATTCGTTGTCCGGGATAGACCGCATTGCTTACTTCAAGCGGTTTGAACTACCACCCGGGAAAGTTTTCCTCACGACTAACCCCGCCCTCCGTCCTGCCAGGTCTAGTTGGCAAGGTTCCTTCACTCTCGAACCCAAGAAAGATGAATACAGAAAGTACCAAACTTACTACTGTAGTTCAAGAGAGGCAATGAAGGAAGATATCAAGCGTATTGTCTTCGCCAATCGTGACGTGTTATCTAACATCCACCACAAGAATCGTGGTGGCGGCACCGGACAAAGTGCCACGTCATGGGACAATACAGCTACATTCAAACTTGGCGTAATCAGCGCATGGGCACGCGCAACAGGTAAAAGGCCCGCCGATTTCTTTAAGACAAACCGATTTTATAACACCAGTGACGACACAGTTTGGTGGTCCAAAGACTTCTTGACTTCCGCCGAAGTGGATAGATTCAAACAGGCTGCCTCAGATTTTGGCATCATGTTGGAAATCGGAACCACCCGGAAGATTACAGAAGTCGAGTACTTGTCTAAAGTACCAAGACAACCTACTAAGGAAGATTCTGAAGATTACAAGGCATGGCGCAAGGGCCGGCTTGAAAATCTTCGTAAGTCTAACAAGCTTACGGCACATCAGATCGCGGAAATAGAGAAAGAAACCATACCGCGATTCATGATGGTACAGAATCCCACCGCAATTATGCTCAGACGAACCGCTTTCCGGTACTATCAGTCCGGGAAGTCGAGATTCCTGTACACAGCTTGCGAAAGGGGAAGTGGTCACGCACTGGTGACCGCATTCCAACCTGCGTTGTACAAGAAATTCGCTGTTGAGTACGCTGCGGACCTAAATAGATTGTGCAAAGAAATGGGCATAAATCATAACTGGAAACTGGTAAACCAGGACAACAGGATGAAGCTCGCTGTAATCCAAACGAATCCTAACTGGAAGGTCAACTACTGTTCGACTCCAAGGCAGGAAGCGTTTTTGAAATGGATTAAGCAGGCCAAGTTCCCGTCATATAGACAGGTGCTGGATATACACCTGCGTTACAAAGACCCTGATCCATCAGCCCACGACAAGTTCTTAGCTAAACTTGATAGGGCCTGGCGTCGACCGGACGAGACGCTAAGGGAATTCACCGACGAAATTTACCGCATGACAGATATGATCCCCGATGAGATCAAACGGTTCATGCCTTCGGTGGACATGCTGTACGCAGAAAATCCATGGCACACCCACAACCAGTATGTCGAGAAGTTCATATTCCTCAGACTGCTGGAGACCGTGTCTATTGACGAACTCACATTCGCTCAATATGATGCTGTATGCAAAGAATCCGCGTACGGCATCTGCATGAACACCATCAAGTTCTGGGAAGACTTGCGCGACCCTGAGTATTTAAAGGATTTACTATCCGACACTCAGGCAATCGACAAAGTGCGAGTCTACCAAGCGATGGCCATGTTAATAAGTTCTCTGTACTTCTCGATGCATTGGGTAGAGTTGTTTATCCAACAAATTTTCATCATCGGACCGTTGTACAATTTATTTATGTGGAGCTTCTGGGGCCTATCAAAGGTTTATGGGTTAGCTAACACCGTCTACTGGCACAGCAAGGCACGATCGTCGAAAGAAATTTCATCGATCATGCCGCGTGACCCCTACATGTGGTCGAAGAGATTCGTGAGCACTGTCGCGGATTTCATCCCCTTACATGTCGGTATGATGTTGTTACCCATGACGCTAATCAATGATGCGGTCGCAGAAGTCATCGAACTAGTGTTCGGGCGAGTGTGGAGAATGTTGTCAAATCTGAAATCGGTTGGAACGGATTTCGGAGATTCAAGGTCTGGTCAGCCACCAAATGAACCAACAAATCCGTGGGCGCCGTACGCCTACGACTTCGCACGTAAAGCGATCGACAACGGCCACGTAACTGTGGCAGCTAAAACCGCATCTGGCAAATCCACTTTCTTCCCTTCAGCCGTGTGGGCTGAACGGAAGAATCTGGGCATCAAGAAGATCTGGATCGTCGTTCCAAGGATCATCTCAGGGATCTTTGGAACATCCCCTTTCGACGTGCCGAGTCAAAAGATCCGGAGAGGTGTCACTCTCAATCCGAACGCCGATATTTACGTCACCACGTATGGTCATTTCTTGACCAGAGTACCGGGTTTGGACCTTCGAGAGAACATCGTTTTCTTTGATGAATTCCACGAGATGGACGGTTTCATGCTGCAGGGCGTGGAGAAATGGAAAGGACCGACAATCTTCATGTCGGCGACCCCAGTTTCCTTGGCGGGGATGGAGGACATCCCCTTTCTCGAGCCATCTTTGCCAAAACGGTTTCCTTTGACCGTGTACAAAGTGGACTCTGATGACGTCCTTGAGATGTGGAATAGAGCTCGCAACCAGTTCGCGGACGAGCCTGACATATTGGCTAGGCCAATGGTAATTGTTCCAACATACAAGGAAGTTAAGAAGACCATAGCTGGTCTCGAGAACTTGGATAGGAATCTGAGGTGGCAGGAAGTCAGTCGGAAAAACCCCAAGGTTCCCATGACCGGTGGGATGGTTTGCACGCCGTATGTGCAAACCGGTATAGACATCAAGCCCGCACCAACCATCCTTATCGACTCCGGTAGAGATGTCGTCATCCATAAAGGAAGGATGGTGCACCCACACCCTTACACCGATGATAAGACCAACGAGCAGAGAATAAACCGCGTTGGCAGAATCATGAAGGGTGTCGTCTTACAACCACAGTTAGCAGGAACAGGGGTTCGACCGATAAAATACCCTAGTGGTATGTTCTTTTCATCTGAGTTAGTGGCCAAGCAATACAAGGTTGCTCAACTAACTCCCGTTGAAAATCCCATCCACCCGGATATGCCTTACTTATCGATATCTTATCGTTCTCCTCTTAGGGACGAGAAAGCCGCAAGACGAGAGGAACAGGATGTCAAGAAATCACTACTGTTCCTCCATCTAATGGCACTCGCCGGAGTTCAACGAAAAGACTGGATGCTACGTTATAATAGGTACTTTACTCTGAAACTTCCCTTCGGGGAAGAAGAAGATCATATAGAAAGGCTATTGAACGGAGGTAATCTGCGGTATGCTAAACACATACCCGTCGATAAAGCAATGCATCTCCTCGGGGATGGTCACGTGACATGGGGAATAGGAGGTGTCCCCACAATTACACTTCCACGCTATCCATGTGACGGGATGTGGCTGGAGGACCCGACTCCAATCGCAGACTTCTCTTACAAGAAGATCCTATCAAAACGTGAACGCGACGAAATTGGCCTGTGGGAGAGCCAGGTCGAAGAACTCAAGACTAAGGTCGAGGGTTTGGAGTCACAGCTCAGATCACGCAACACGAAACGCGAACGTGCCAAAGGAATCTTGGAGAAGTTTAGACCGCCAATGATGGTAGCAAAATAACACCACAACGGTATTTTCTTTTGTAAATTTCAGTCATCATTTCTTTTGTCTTAAATCCACAAAATCAGAAACACTAAATCATAAAACACTGAGCCTGAACATGCATTCCTAACTGTTTCACTCACGTTTATCATGAAGACCGACAGACGAAAGTCGTTGAAGAGTCCAGACCGAATACGACCTGGTAGCTGGCGCTACTAAGGCCTCGGGAGATGTAAATGAGCCTCATCGCCTCACTCACGTGACCAATGAGATCGATCTGCAAATGAAAACGGAGTACACTGCTAGTGTCGGCCAGCGATAGGGCTAGAATACTAAATACCATATTGGTGGTAGGCGTGTACCGAAACGTCAGATGTCCCAGAAGACTCGGCCCAATGAACGGAGTGTTTCAGTTAACGGATGTAACTGTTTACCTGAGGAGTCACCGCGATCGGGAAGACCTCTGTTCATAAGTCGGGAAAAGTAAGACATTTCGACGACGTAGGATCGTCTACAGTTCAAGCAAAGAGTTAAGTCGTTCCTCGAACGCGTAATCCCATGAGTCTCGTTGAAGACTAGTTACGCAATAACGACCGGCGCATTCACAACTGAAATGTTAGTGTCTTAACCTTTCAGGAGTTTTAATGTTACCGTCTCCCATAAACAAGGATGTGTCACGTGTTTGGGCTGCAACAAGCTAGCAAACACCACGGAATTGTCCCTATCCGGAGATTCAGACAAGATAATTTTCTCTTGAAACTGTCCGCCGTTTTGAAGATGCCTATACACTAACACCTGCCTCTCCATCATGGTGGAGAGTCGGTACGGTGTAGAGTGTACATCATC